AAAAAAAAAAAGACATTATAAAAAAACAAAAAAAACAAAAAAAACAAAAAAAACAAAAAAACGCACAAAATCATTATAAAAATTCTTTTAAAAAAATTGATTTTTAATTCTTTTTTACATTTTTATTATTTTATTACATTATTCAATTATTCAATTACTCATTATTATAATTTCTAATTTTTCAATTAAACAAAAAAATAAATAGTTATCTAGAATGTCGAATTTAGTTTTTGGATTGAATGAAAGTGGTTTCGTGATTTTAGGTATGAATAATTATGAATATGGTAATGATAATATGGTAATTGAATTATTAAAGCATTATAAAAAAGTTATTTTTGATAATAATTTTAATTCTAGAATTGATTGGTTGCCAGAAGGCATAACTGATTTACAATTAGGAATGAATTTTAATCAGCCTTTAGAAAATTTACCATCTACAATAAAACGTATAACTATTAGAAAAATTAATGATGTAGGATATACCAAATTCAATCAACAATTAGATTATTTACCTCCAGGACTAGAAGAAATATATATACATTTCAATCAAGAATTTAATTATCCATTAAATAATTTACCTATAGGACTAAAAAAATTATTTCTAATTGGATATAATTATAAACAACCAATAAATAATTTACCTAATAGTTTGGAAGAAATAACTATTAAACAATTTGATTATGAAAATACACATAAATTACCTAGAAATTTAAAACTAATCAACATTTCTATAAAAAAAAGTATTATACTTGAGCAAGTAAATCAAGTAAATCAAGTATATACAGTAAGCAATTCTTTTACAAATCTTATAACATTACAAAATAACTTTCCAAACGTAAAATTTTGTTATGCTGATGATTTTTATTACTAAAAAATTGATTAATAAAATGGTTAAAAAAATGGTTAAAAAAATGGTTAAAAAATTGTCAAATAAATATTAATTAGTTTCTATATAAAATGTCTGAAAAATTATTATTTGGTGTCAATAATGCAGGTTTTGTGATTTTAGGTACAAATGATTACGAATACAGTAATGATAATATGGTACTAGAATTATTGAATAAATATAAAAAAGTTATATTTGATAATTCTTTTAATTCTGCAATAGATTGGTTGCCAGAAGGCATTACAGATATATATCTAGGGATTCATTTTAATCAACCTTTGACAAATTTACCATCAACCACTAAAACTATAAAAATAACATATGATGAACATAATTATAATACATTTAATCAACCGCTAGATTATTTACCCCCCGGATTAGAAAGATTAGAGATATGGTTTAATTCTAAATATAATTATCCATTAAATAATTTACCAATAGGATTAAAAAAATTTATTCTATTTGCAAATAATTTTACTCATTCAATAAACAATTTACCTGATAGCATCGAAACAATTCAAATTTCAACATTTGATTATGTTAATACATTAAAATTACCGTCAAACTTAAAAAGTATTAATATTATAGAAACTTGTAAAAATAATAAAGTTTGGAATAAATATCATTTACTAACAAATTTAGAAAAAAAATATCCAAATGCAAAATTTACATATAGATAGATATGTAGATAGATATATATGTAGATAGATTTACATATAGATAGAAAAATATAATATAATATAATAGTATTATTATAGTATTATTTAATAAAATAGGTTCAATATAATAGATTCAGTATTGCCAGAATGTTTTCTTTTTCAATCTGGACTCTCGCAAGGGTTATATATAGCCTTGCTTTCACAATAAGTTGTAGTTATATATCTAATTTTATAAGTAAAATAGAAGAACAAAAAAAATGCCCTTTATCAGAAGGATGGCGAATAACCAACGGGAAAATGTTGAGTTCCTTATTAATGATAGTTAGTGCAATTAACATATTTATTCCTGCTAGTAAATTTTTGGCTACACTACCAATAATTGGTTCTAGCTATGTATTATTATTTGTATTAGGAGTATTTATGTTGTTATATATAATAAATCGCTTAAGTAATAATATATCTGAACGGGAAGATAGCAAATGCAACATAAAAGGATATGATTTTATTATCAATTTTTTTAGTGAAAAAACAGTTATGGAATGTATATATATCACGGTGATAATATCGATGATATTTTTTTACCTTTGAATTTAATATTTTTTTTTTTAGATTCTTTAAATAAATTACAAATAAAATATAAAAATTGAAATATAAAAGCTTTCTAGTAATAAGAAATATAAAACACATATTGCACAAATTCAATATCTACATTTATTTCCATCTAAAAAAATATCAGGAATGGAATTTAATAATTCATTGTTTATTAATAATATGGTTAATAAGTTTTACAGTTTTATGGCTGATGTATATATTGAATACAATAATCTACCAGAAAAACATAATGTGATAATTAATGATGGAATTAAAAAAGAGGTAATTGTATCAAATCCTGAAGTAGCTGAAGTAGCTGAAGTAGCTGAAGTAGCTACCCGTAAGCAAACTTTTCAGGAGTATTTCTTATTTAAATTATATTATAATTATGGAATACGTCGTCGAATGATTAATGAACATATTGCATTATTATTCTATGTTAAAAATTTGAAAGGATACAAACCAAATGAGTATATTACAATGTTATGTCGACATATGATGTTAGATTTACGTAATATGCGAATTATTTCATTAGGTATTCCAAAAGCACTAAAATTAGAGGATTTTCTTGCAAATTATGAAATTAATATGGATGATAGTTCAACTAATTTTATAATAGATAATAGTACTGATAGCAATAGTAATGATAATGGTATAAAAACAAGAAAATCTAAGTATCGTATTTATAAGTTTCCAGAAGGAACTATGATTACTTATAATCCTTCTTTAAAGAAGTTTAATGTTGAATCTACAACAACCGAAAACCCTAATGACGAAACAGCGGATATGGGTGATAATATTGAATCTAATAAGGAAATTACAGAAAATATGGAAGCAATACAAAAAAATCTGGATAAGCAATTTAATAAATTATTTGAATATTCAACTCGTAAAGTTGTAGGAACTGGATGTTTTAGTAGCACTAAGACATTTCTAGAAATGTTCAATGAAAATAATATGATTGCAAATACTAATTTGGAAAATATTCCAGAAGATGTAATGCAAGATAAGGTATTAGTATTTAATATTGAACATCCAGAGAATCGTATAATTTCTAATCAAGTTTCTAATTTCAACACTTTATGTGCAGTATTTCAAATTAAATCTGATTCACAATCTAATGCAGAATATGCTACTATTATGAATATTGAATTTACTGAAGAAAATGAACAGTCAATCCGCATTGCATTTGAACAACTAAGTAATAAAATGATAACTCAAATACATGTAGCAGTTTTTAAGAAACAAGTTCAAGAATTTGGTGTAAATTTACATATGCCAGAGGTAATTAAGAGTTTTGAAAGAAAGGATAGTCAAGGAAATAGTGAATGTATTAATACCGATGAAATAAGTTTTAATAATTTAATTACTATTGTTAATAATAAGCCAAAGAATTTTCAGGGATATATTATATATGGTACAAATGGAGAACGTACTAAGATTATGAATACTAAATATAAAGAATTGAAAATTTTAAAGGGTAATAAGCCAATTGTTTTAGAACAATGGAATACTAAGAATCTATTTTATCTATATTGGCGTTTAATGAAATTACAACTTATTCCACAATTTATTGCTGAGTTTGATGAAAGTGGTGGGTGGAGTTATAATCAATTATTCTATTGGTTTGCAAATGTTGCACGAGGATATTCAATTAATCTTTTTAAAGTATATCATCATTCATTTGTTAAAAAAACATTTGAAAAAACAAATATTCCTTATTCAATGAAACCAATGTGTGGTGATTTACATAATATGTATAAGGCAAATAAATGTCCAATATCACAAACAATGGTGGAGCAGTATATTTTTGAACAATCAGCAGGCAAAGTATTCTGGCGTTTGTTTTCAGGAAAACCCTGATTGTTTAGCAATCAGGGTTTAACCTATTAAACCCATGACTAGTCATGGGTTTTCAGGAAAGCCATAGTGACGGAATGCCGTCACTATGGCTTAGACCTATTAAACCCAATGTGAACATTGGGTTTTCAGGGAAGTAATAAATAATTAATAAATATATTTTTTCATTTTTTTTCATTATAAAATTAAAATATCAAATTAAAATATCAAATTAAAATATCAAATTAAAATAATAAGTAAATGGATAATAGTAGAATGGATAATATGGATATTTCATTACCAGAAATAGTTAATGAATGCATTTCATCATCATCATCATCATTATCATCATCTCCAAATTTAAGTTTATTTCAGCAAATATTATCAAATACTTCAGAGATTAATAATATTTTGGATGAGACATTATTAAACTTTAACTCAACTCAAATACCAGAACCAATAATACCGGAACAATCAGTTATTTCATCTCATTCAAATGTTAATGAAATTATTAATATAGATACAGAACTAAATAATGTAGATTCTAATAATAATGATAATAATAATGCTAATAAAAATATATTTATTATGGATACAAATTTATCTGATTTAGAATTAAATAATTTTGGTAGATTAGAAAAATTTACTACTAATAAAATAATAGATGAATACATAGTGCCGGTAGATAAAATAGAAGAAATAATTATTAATACAAACACTAATACAAACACTATGAGCACATTATCAAATGCAAACAACCTTGATTTAGATATTAAAAATAATACAAAGCTAGAACCGGTAAATAATATAATACGAAAAAACATTGATATACCAGAAGTAGAAATAATTGATAATATAGAAAAAAATATAGAAAAAAATCAGGTTAAATTTTCAAGTCAAGATTTATATGAAATAAAGTCATTTGGTGAAAATATTAATAATTTTGGGAATTCTAGCTCAATTGCTACTAATTCCGAATTTAGTTATACCAATGCAATTAAAACAAAGAAAATGCCTTATATCGAACCATTAATTATAAATAAGAATTTACGTATAACAAAATTAAAAGAAAAAAAGAAAATTATAGAATTAGATGAAGTTGATTATTTATATAATAAATTACAAGATTATAGAAGAAATATGATTGTAGATAGAACTAATTACGTTCTAATCATTATAAAAGCAATGGAAATAATAGAAAATTATGTTGAGCTAGAAGGTATAAAAAAAAAAGATATTGTTATAAAAGCTATAAATCGATTAATTATGATTGACCTTGACTTAAATGATTTAGACCAACGCTTATTTTTGAGTAGTATGAATAATGTAATAGAATTAGTTATATCTTCTACTAATACTAAACCTGTTAATAATGATAAAAAGAATTTTAATAATAAAAATAACCATATAGATGATATTGTTCTAGCTAGTTGTGGGCAAATAATTTATTCTATAATTGATAAAATTACTACAATTGTATTGAAAAAACAATATACTGCAGATAAAATTTTTACGAATATTGCTACAATTACTGAAATTCTAATGATATTAGCAGATAAATATAGTTATTTAACTGGTTCTGAAAAAAAAATGATAGTATTACAATCAATTGATAAATTTATTAAAACTAAGTTAGAATATGTTATTGAATTACCTAAAACTAAGAAAGATGATTTAATTAATGCTTTAGATTCTGTTCCAATGATTATTGATTTATTTATAATAGTTCAAAAAGGTAAATATAAAATAAATAAAAAACAAACAATGATTGTTAGCAAAAAATGCTGGTATAAATCATTATGTGGTTCAAAAAGCAAATATAATGATTAAAATATGAATTACTATCTGAATTACTATGGATTACTATGGATTGCTATTTGCATTGCTATCCATTATAGTATCCATAACTAGTTTATCTTTATCAATATTTATTTTATCAATATATCCTAGAATATTTTTTTTAGTTATGTCTTTGTCTTCATTTTCTTGATTTTTTTCATTTTTTTCATTATCTAATATCTCTAGTTCTTCTGGCAATTCAATATAACCTGGATAATATCTACCAAAACGTTTTTTATCCTCAATATTCATTCTAGCACAATTTGCTTTTATTATCTAATTTATTACTGTTTTTATATATTTTTTATATATTTTTATATTGATTTAAAAAATATTAATTTATAATGATAAAAGTTTATACATTAAATCATAATAAAATGAATCGTGATGAAGATGAGGATGAAGATATGGTTTATGGTATGTATGATTAAGTTTTGCTAGAATTAGATATTGCTGGAATTGCATAATTCATTTATTAGTTTAGCGGTGTGTTTGGTACATTCTTTTTGTAATATATTTTCTAAAATTTCTATTCTTTTTTCATCAGTATAAATTTCTGGGCTTTCTATAATATTTTTTTGTTTTTTAAGTGTTTCTATTTTAATTAGATTGTCTAGATATTGATTGGGTATAATTTTATGTTTAATAAATTCTTTTGCAATTTGACTTATATGATATTTTCTTAGTTCTATTAATATATCAGCTTCTAAACTTGGTTTACTTGTTCTACGATAAAGATTACCACAACTCATTTCGTAATTCTAATTAAATTGTAATCTAATTGTAATATAAACAGATTTTCAATTTTTATATCTAGAATGTCATTTAATTCTTGTATAGAAAATCAAATAGAAAACCAAATAAAAAACCAAATAGAAAACCAAATAGAAAACCAAATAGATAATATCATAGAAATGAGTAATCAAGAACTGCAAAATACAGTTGTGGGAACAATGAATGAAGAAAGTATAGAAGTATTTAATACAGCGTTACATCAATATTTACGTATTGATGAAGAAATAAAAACGTTAATGCAAGCTATTCGTGCTCGAAATGAAATAAAAAAAAATTTAGGTGAAACTCTTAGTAATTATTTAAAAACAAATCAAATTAAGAATGTAAATTTAGATGGCAGTTATAAAGGTAAACGTCTAGAAGCAGTTGTTAATTATACTACTACAGGGTTTAATAAAGCAACAGTAACTGAAGCAATTCATAATGAATTAAAAGAAGACCAAGAAATATTTGAAAAGATTATGGAAGCTCTATCTAGAACCAGTGTTATGAAAGAAGTATGGAAATTAAAAATAACTGAAGAAAAAAAAACACGTAAAGGAACGGGTGTTAGAAGAGGTCGAAAACAACAGGATGATGCTTTAGATACTGCAAGCAATTTATTAAACGATGTATAAAATAATCAAAAAAAAATCAAAAAATAAGTAATATAAACATTATCTAGCAGATATAAAATAAAGTATCCTACTAGAATAAAATGTCTTCATTTGTGCAATCTTCATTATTAAATCCAATGCAAAATCCTGTAATCGATATGATTACTAATTCTAATTTAAATAATCCAAATCCAAATCCAAATCCAAATGATACTAATAAAGTAATAGTTGTGGAATATGTTTTCATTGATGGTTTTAATACAACCCGCTCTAAAACTCGTATTATCCAAGGTAGCATTTATCCAGGGCAAGAAGAAAAAGGATTATTATTTAATATTGATATATGGAATGTTGACGGTAGTAGCACAGGGCAAAGCACAACTAAGGAAAGTGATATTATTTTACTTCCACGGACAATTTTCAAAGATCCATTTAATATTGATACCCCAGAATGTAAATATTTCTTTTGTATGTGTGAAATTCTAAATATTGACGGAAAACCACATATTACTAATAATCGTTCTAAATTATATAATACTATGATGCAGATAGGCGAATCTATTATTACTGAGGAAGAACCATTATTTGGCATTGAACAAGAATATGCAATTTTTAATGCAGAAACTAATGACCCTTATAAATGGACACGGAATACATTTACTAGCATTCAAGGAAAATATTATTGTTCTATTGGTGGAGACCGTAATTTTGGACGTGAAATTGCTATGGAACATATGAATAAATGTATTCAAGCAGGAGTAATGATTTGCGGGGTGAATTCCGAAGTTGCACCATCTCAGTGGGAATTTCAAATTGGAATATGCACATCATTTCAAATGGGCGACCATTTATGGATGGCACGTTATATTTTAGGACGAGTAGCAGAATTACATAATGCATATATTTCATATAATCCTAAACCATTTTGTTCTCAATGGAATGGTTCTGGGGCACACACTAATTTTTCTACTAAGGCTATGCGAAGTGATAATGGATTAGAAAATATTATGCTTGCTATTGATAAACTATCTAAGAAACATAAGGAACATATTGCAGTTTATGGAGAAGATAATGAACTTCGTTTAACTGTTGGGTAAAAATGTATAAATTAAATACATTACTAACATATAATTTTTTTATTATTTTAATAAATTCGTTTATTTGGTAATTTAAAAATATTACTATTTTACAAAAGTAATATAAAT